ATTCCATCCAGTCGCAAATACGCGCATTCCTAACGACCAAGACGCATTCGCGAAATTCTGTTACGGGGATATGAAGTCGTGTAAAGAGGGGGATGAATTCGCATGCGGACGTATTAATTCAAGGTTAGGGGCGGTGGTGGGACAGTAGTTTGTCGTGTTTAACCGCGCACACTTGTCTATATCTACAGTCGGTTGTATTGTATCTATTTAGACGCCGCGCATCCTGATTACATAAATCGCATATACATAAATCGCATATACATAAATTATTTATTTATTTATATACATACATTACAAGGAATACGAACGAACGAACAATGGCCTATGTTAATAGCTATACCTTTGACAATATGTCGCGCATAGGTTGCGACACCGGCGATCACTCGCAGCGCAACGTCCAGAACTTGAATGCTGCGAATTACGCATTGAGCAACTTCTTCTCTACTGACTGCCAGATGGAGCGTCCGATTCAATTCGCGACCAGCCAGCCTAATGTGTTTTACAAGGGGGGTCACGGCGGTTTTGGCGGCTGTAATATCGACACGAACTCCGAGCTGTCGATTGGAAGCCTGAATACGCATGCGAAGTGTAAGTTGAGCCTTCTGGAGCGCCCATTCAAGACGGTTCCTTATTTAGGACGTGGCGCGGTGAATGTCGATTTTGAGTCAAAGATGCTTCAAGGCGACATGAACACGAATAAGAAGAGCATTACGCAACTGTCAGAGCAACTGAATGCTGCGCATAGCGACTACCCACTCCAAGAAGAGTTTAAGACGACGATTAACAATCCGGCGAATTATGTGGAAGGCGCGGCGGTCAATGGCTGGATTCGTGGCGGTGTGCCGTCGCGCGAGTTGGTCCGCGACCAAGAGTATCTGTTTAGTGGAAGCAAGTAATTATGCCATAATGACATATGATATTATATAAAGATATACCCTATTTTTATATATTCATTCACCGATTCGCTATGTCCGACGAAACTGTATCTTCGCCCCCCATTTCCGAAATCGACCTTTCTGGCTATCAATATGACATTGTGCCCACATATAAAATGATAGAAGACATCGACGACCAAGACTCCTTATTTCGAATCCAATTTCTTCAGGCATTCGGAATAACGACGGACGAATATCATCCAGAGATTGTTTCGGCTGTAATCAACGATTTATATGACCGATATGGAGAGAATTCCGGCATCCGAGAGATTTTAGAGGCGCATCCGCTGTTTCATGCGGGAAAGACAACTACGATTATCGAAGAAGCAGACGAGAATCTAGATACGACTAGCCCCCCTTTGTCGCCGTCGGCGCATCAAGACGGTGGCGATAATAGCGAGATGATTTTCTGTATGATGTTTTCATTTCAAACCTTTGACCTATTTCATATGTGCTTGCGTCATGCCAAACATGGAGAAGAGATTCCGCCAACACTGCGGGACGAAATCGTGGAATGTTTGAAGACGATGTTTTAGTTTAGGCAGGTATAAAATAAATATAATGATATAATAACGAATTCATTCCATTCGATACACTACCGTTCTCGTTTCCATTCCATTCCATTCCATTTCATTCCATAATGGCATCTACCAGAAACAAGAATACTCGCACCGATTTTAAAATCGAGCAAAACGTCCAGAACCTCGCACGCAATTACGTCGCGTTTGAAAACAGCTACGCCGGCAAGGCATTCACCCCCGCCCTCGCGTTTGAAAGTGTAGGCATCCTCCCTACCAAGATGTCCCGCGAACATTTCGCACAGAACTCGGTGGATATTGAATCCGCGTTATTCGGTATTAATTCCACCAACCTCGTTGAGCCGCAGGCGGCGGTCGTTCCACAGTTGAAGCAATTGCCCGAGGTGAAATTCTTCGACAGGATGGCGATGTTTATGCCGGAACCGCTGGTGGTGGAGAAGGCCGCGAGGCCGTTTCAGCACGCGGAGGCCAAAATCTTTTAATGGGGGTTGCGCCCCCCAACGGCGCATTGGTTGTGCGAGTGGTGGGGTAGGCGAGATTGTTTTGAATAAAAAATGATATTACACCAACAATAATATATGTTGAATATTTACATACACTGTGTTAAATATTAAATTATTATGTCGGAATCTGACCCCCACACTGTGTTAGGCCTCAAACCTGGCGCTACTATACAACAGATTAATGATGCGTTTCACAAACTCGCAATGATTGAGCACCCCGATAAGAAGATCGGCGACACTGAGACCGCGACGGCAAACTTCCAAAAGATCAATGAGGCGCACAAACAACTATTGAAAGATGCGGAGGATGGTCTCAAAACGCCCCCAAAAGCAGCACCAGCATCAGCATCAGCACCAGCACCAGCACCAGCACAACGTTCATATGGCCAATTAGTTAAAGAAAAAGCACAACACAGTGAATTTACTAAATTATTTAAAACTGATAGATATAATGTATTAGTTTATTTGTATAACTATATACAATACATTATTGAACATTTTAAAATTATACAAAAAGATTTTAAAATTAAAATTAATGGTCGTTACGTAGATTTTTGGCCTATTGCGAATAAATATAATATTACCGACATCGACGCACTACCTATAACTGATTTTCAAAGAACATATAAGTTCAAAGATAGAACTATAACTCAATTGAAATATGATTATGGTAGTATCACACAAAATGAATTGGAAGAACTTAAAGGAATGGTTAATCATATTGATTATTATTTACAAAAGAAACGAGATTATAACGCTTTACCTCATGATATTAAACCGAAAATAGAAGATAATGAAGAGCTTTTTTATAATATATATTTAGAACAATGGAAAATAAAACTTCTGGGGTTTGTAAAAAACAACCCTAGAGTAAATCCAAATGGTTATTTAGATAGTGTAATTAGAGAGAAGTGCAAACGTTTGAATTTTGAAAGCCATACAAAAATGATTGCCAATATTGAAAAAAAGTTTTTGGAAGATACTGAGTTTCAACAATGGCTGGACACTATATGGTCCCAAAATGGAGCGGGTCCGGCGGCTGGCGGGAAACGTTCAATCAATTATAAAGTTCAACGCACAACCCGCCGCCCCCTCCGTCGCAAATCCGCCACCAAACGCTTCCGCCGTCGCCGCTCCAACCGCCGCTCCAACCGCCGCACCGCCCGAAAATAACATAAAACTATTTTCTCCTTTAGTATCATAAAAGCTCTTTGACCCCTTTTCCTCCTCTCCGCTCCTATGCAATCTCTCCAATTCACCAACCCCAACCCGCGCACCTCTCCCGCAGGTTTCTCCGGTTCTTTCAACGCCAACAACCAAGGCTATAGCGGCACCGGTCGCGTGACTATCGGCGGCCCCAACCGAAATGTCTGGGCTGAAGGTCAAGTCGGCGGCGGTTGGTCTGGCCGCCCCAGTGTCGGCGGTATGGTCGGCGGAACTATCCGTTTTTAGACGGACGACGGTTTATAACCGTGAATACGTTCTTCCAATATATTTGTCCAATTGTCCGACACATATATCGCCATTTTTCACCTGACGCGGCGTCGGGATGCTTGTGTGTGTGACTTCCGTTACGATGACCTTCTTGTCGCCTTGCGACCAGTAGCAATACGGCGGGCTGGTCATCACTTTTCCGTTGAATTTATGCTGTGAGGGATACGCAATGCGTAATTGTTGCGCTGCTTCGGAATACCATCCGAAAAACACCGATGTGTCTTCTGGGTATGGTGTCGATGATGGGGCGGGAGGGCATGATGTCGTCATCGTTGTCGTCTGGTTGTCTGGTGTTTGATAATACTAAATATTATTATTATCAATCAAAATAAATCAATTTTATACAGGGGGGTTTGCGCCCCCCTACGGCGCTTCGTCGCTTCGCTCCGCGTGGTTGTGCTGGGGGTTGCGCCCCCCTACGGCGCTTGAGGTGCGAGTGGCAGTGCTAGTATGGGTCACTTGGTTGTGCTAGTGGCAGTGCTAGTATGGGTCACTTGGTTGTGCTAGTGGCGGTGCTAGTATGGGTCACTTGGTTGTGCTAGTGGCAGTGCTAGTGCGGCCTAATCAACATCCAATCCGGCGAAACTATTATGTACCTTTACACTTCCAGTTGTTTTTGCGCCTTTCACATGGACTCGTTCATCCGCATCCGCATCCGCATTTGGAATCTCGACCGTCAATGAAGGAACCATGCGTCCGCCTCTAGAAGGTCTAGTGCTTCGAAACCCTCCACTTCTATCAATCGGATTTGACCGTTCTATCTGTCTCCTCTGAATCGGCTTTCGCTGTGCGTCTGTGTCAGCACCAGCATCGGTAGTCGTCGGCGTCGCTGTAGATGCCGGAGTCGCATTCAAGCACACCAACTGTTGCGCAGGTGCCAATAGATTGACATAGTTGATCACCGCATGCTTCGTGACGAAAACACCACTCGGCTTCATCGTCGCCAAATACACGTCATAGTGAAGCTTATACATGTGCGTCTTCAACTCGCGGTCATATTCCTTCAATGGTTTGGCGTTCTTCTTCACGTAATGCTCGATATAAGCATCATACAGTCGTTGCGTGTAATCATGAAGACGGTCGCGGAACTGGCGAAATGCGCGTGAATGTTGAGGATGATACTTCAAATACTCATCAATCGCGCGGTCCTTGCGTAACTGGAGATACTGCGCAATCAATTTCTGCTCCATCCCCTTGCGCTTCTTCACGCTCTCGTATTTGGGGTTACGCTGCTTGTAGCAGAATCCGGTATCTTTATCTACAAAAACAACACCAGGCAGAGAAACACTTCGAGTGTCGTCAGACGCATACATTCTAGTGTAATCTTCCACTGTATGAGGTGTGAATGTAGCAGTCGCAGTCGCGGTCGCGGTCGCCGCCTCCGTCTCGGTATCATCAAGAACGCATGTCAGTGTTGAAGGCATATGTGAAACGCTACCTCCGAAGTTGGATGAAAAGATGTCGCGGTTGATGCGGATTACATTCACGCCACCCGCGTCGCCGTCTTGCGCAGTAATTTCATACACCGCAACCAGATACAACTTTGGAACAGTAATCTCATTCACGATTTGGTTCTTCGGGTGTTGGATGACAAGTGAATAGCAGTATTGCTTCGGAAGCAACTCCACACCACTTGGTAGCAAGCAAAGAACTTCGCAAATACGACGGCGCAAAAGTTCTTGAACACCCAGTCGTTGAAATCCCTTGGTTGAATCTTCACCGGTGGTCTCTCCTTCGACATGCGCTGCCTGTTCTGCCGATGCTGCTGCTGCTGCTGCTGCTGCTGCTGCTGCCTGAGCTTCCGCCTCCGCTTGGATAATGTGGTCGAATGAAACCTCACCGACACAACTCTTCGTCGCGATATACCACGTTCCTCCCTCCGCATTCCAGAACAGATTCGCCATGATACCTTCCACCAGCTCCTCTGCTACCAACGCGCTATTCACTGAATTCACCTCGGACTTCTTCATCTCGTCGGTAAGAGAGAGCATCTTGGGTGGCGCGACACAGCAAATACGCCCGTGTGTATCAAAAACAACCGACCGAAAACGGCCTACCGTCTCGTATTGTTCTGCGGTGAGTTTAGCACGGTCATATTTCAATGTATAAAATACACTGGGGGGCGACGACCCTGACGCCGACCCAGTTTTAGAAAAATGAATAAGAAATCCTCTATCGGCGCACCATGAACGAATGTCATCAAACTCGGATTTTTCAAGCGAGCTCGACTTTATCTTAGTCGAGAGCTCGGTAAGGTCAGGAAACTGAGCGGAAGATATAGAAAACATTACGATAATCTATATAATCATATGTTTAATCTTTATATCGGTTATGTAAATGATTGGAAAAAAGGTGTAAATATATAATAACTAGATAAAATAGTAACATGGATCCAGAAGAGGTTGAACCAACAATAGCTGCTGAGGCGGAATATGTCGAGAATATCGAAGAAGAAGGCGGCGAAGGCGGCGGCGAAGGCGGCAGCGAAGCAGTATCCTTATCTATTGAGCTCGGCGATATTATACGAATTATCGCTCCAACGCATCAAGAAATCCATGACCACATTTTTTTCGTCGATTATGTATCTTCCCGTAAAATCAAACTCATTGATACTGAATCTATCAGCGATACCATATTAAAACTTGACGCGATGGGCAACCTGACCGATGAAAGTATAACCTCCATCGAACTATTAAGTCGCGCCGAACAGAAAGGATATGCTAGACAAAATAATTTAGTCGTATCTACGTGGGTCGATATCCGTTTCGGCGGAGATATTCCGACCATTATTACGGGTATGATTACGAATCTAGAACAGGACATGATTGAGATACGCACCTACCCCGAAGATGAGATGATATACATTAATTTTGGTTATATGGGTATTCCAGAAAATTTACCGATTGAAGAAATCAAGATACGTGCGCCGCCGTCGTCATTTGGCACTGAAAGGTCGGTGCGCACTGAGGCCGGCGTCGAGGCTGAGGCTGAGGCCGAGGCCGGATTTTTAACCATGGGTATGGACGCGATATCAAGCGAAACATTATCCCCGCTAGAAGAACGCCGAAGACAGCGTCAAATCGCGCGAAGTGCGCAAGGTGGTGAAGACGCAACCGAACAACCCGTCGGCGCATCAGAGCATACTGTGCTCTCGGAGGCGCGTGCTTCTTCTGCGTCGGGCACCGACGTGCCAGTCCCAACCGCCGCACTTCGAGAGAAACTGCGCACAATCCTCATTGACGCCGACCAAATTCAGGTGGGTGAAGAATTAGATGTCCTTGTCCAAACTGTGGATATTCCAGAAGAGAATCGCCGTTTTAATTTAGATAAACAGTGCGACGATTTGCTGGATACGCTGATGACGAATGTGCCTTCTACCGAAAAAACCCGCACGGTTATGGCGCACATACAGCGCATGGTTGTCCGATTTCGCGAGCTCCGCCATAAATTCTCTCAGTTTGGCGCCAACGGCGACCCCGCCATCCCGCCGCCGAAAAGCGCCCTTTATCGCCCGCTCGTGGAATCGTTAATGCGCATGGATCACGCGCTTCGATGGATTATCCCGATTGTGAAAACGCGGAAGGTGATTTACGATATACCAATCGATGAACGAACTGCGGCGGAAATGGATATCACACCTCGTCTGATTCAAGAAGAGCGAGAGGCGGAGGGGATGCTTCAACGTCAATGGTATGACGGATCGCTCACGTATGCGCAGTATATGACAAATCTCTCGTCGCGTCATTTTTCACCGAGTTATGATCCTCGTTACACGCAAGATGTGGTAAGCACGCGGCAGGTGAATGAGAATATAACCGCGGTTATTGATAATCTGGATGATTTTTACTCATCGGTTGTTCAGGGCGAAGAAGTGAAACGACGTAGGTTCGTTATTCAGAAGTATAATCTTGGATTGTCAAAGGTTCAGCAGCAGCGGCAATCGGCGGGGTCATCCTCAAGCAGCGGTAGTGGTAGTGGTAGTGAGGGCGCGCTCATTAAAAGAACCACCGAGTTTGTCAATCTCACCCCTAACGACCGAATGAATGTTGTCGGTTTTGTCACATTTCCCGAGCCGGTTATTTATCATTCGCGCATATCACTTCCGAGTATTAACATTCTGGATAAATGCGACCTTAATACCAAACACGTTCATTACTGGGAAATGTTGCGCCAGATGACGACGCTTACGACGCATGACATTACAGACCTTGACCGGCAATTAGATTTGAATGCTCACGGCTTGCTTCACGAAATCAAGCAGTTTGTCCTCGAACCAGAGGCTGCCGCCGCCGCCACCGCCACCGCCGCATCATCGACACGCGACAAATATCGGAAGTTCCTCGAAGTTATAATACCGAAAACCCGTAATATTTTCGAAATGATGCGGCAGTATATCCACGGCCGTCTTACATTACAGGATGTTCTCGCATTCATCGAGCCGTTCCTCGTGTATCAAGAAGACCTTAATGTGAAGCAATACGATGAAATTGTGACGTTCCTTTATGAACGCGTCCTCGAGTATAAACGGAATTATGCGACGAATTATCGCAAGTTTGGGCGTTTGCGTGCGTTTCATTATAATGTGCGGTACATGGGTGTATCGATGATATACAAGCTCATCGTAACGGGTCGAATGATGGACGCGGATGTATTCAAAGCGTATGGGTTTCAAGATACACAGGTGAGGTCGATGGGCGGCGCGCAGCAGCAGCAGCAGCAGCAAGCGTTCGATGAACGTCGGCGTCAGCAAATGCGCGGACAGGCGTATGCGGCTGGAATATCCGAACAGACCGACTACAATGAACACCTTCTCTCATCATCGGAGCTTCTCTCTCGGATGTTGGCGGTAGATTATGCGAAGTTATATATGGACGCTGTCGCAATTACTACGACCGAGCTCATCACACCGTTTGATTTTAATTTGGTGCTAGGCGAACAAAGCAAGCAATTGCAGGATGCTGGGGCGATGCGTGGAGGCGCTCCAGGGGGCGGCGCAGGCGGAGCAGGCGCAGGAGCAGCACCCACCACCGCCGGTTCTAAACGGTTCGGCTTGGTTCTTGCGAAGAACTACCCCAATGAAGAAGCCCTCCAAGAAGACAACGACAGCGAGCAACCGATTTTCTTTGATAAGAAATATGATACAACGGATTATGCGTTTATTGAATCGTATCGCGATCAACAGGGCGCAATGAGTTCGGCGGATTTCTCCATGTTCATGGTAGATGAACTCATCAAGAAGAAGAAAATGACGTATGAAGAGGCGAAGAAAGAGGCCGAGGCAATTATGATCGGACCGGGCATGCGTCCAGTAAATGATGGCGACTATGCGGTTGTCGAAGAAGAAGAGTATATCGAGCCAAGTGCGGCGGAGTCGTCGTCGTCGTCATCGTCGAGCGGAATGCCGTTTCCGAGTGAGATGACTGAAACCAAATTCCTCTATTTTAAACGCGAAAACGGAAAATGGGTGAGAGACACAAGTATCCCTGCGATGATTCCAAGCAGCGACCGTAATTATTTCTGTAATGTAAATCGTGACTGTATTCCGTTGGCGATAGAAGCGAGCGAAAATTTATTGTCGCAAAGTGAAGGGATTTCTGGCAGTGGCGGAACAGCCATGGCGCATATCACCGCAAAGGAAGGCACCGACGCTGTTAAGAAGGCATTTCTTGATAAGATGAAAGCGGAATTTGATGTTAAGTATCAGGTTACTCGAGAGAACTTCACAGAATTCGTCAATAAAAAGTTCGAATATGACCTCAAAAATATAACACGAATCCTAGAAATACAGAACAAGGAGTTTTATAAATATAATGACCGCAAATATAAGCTTGGATTTCATAGTGCGAAGTCGGGAGCAGCCGCCGGCGACAACAACGACGACGACGACCTCGACGCAATTATTTCACCGATGGAGCCGCTGAAAGACCGGATTATCGCCCAGACCGATTTCGTGAAACGCCAACACGACCTCCTCCAGTTTATCACTAGTTTCACACGCAAGGCGAATGAAATCATGGACGAAGACCCCAACTGGTTATATTGTATTAAATCGAACGCAAAGTTACTTCCGTCGTTTTATGAGACCATCGCAGTGGCGTTTCTTCAATCGTCGTCGTCGGCGTCGGCATCGTCGGCATCGTCGTTGTCCGTTGTCATCGACACAATATGTAAAGAGCGCGGAACAATCAGTGATGACGGTGAAGCGTGGGTTGATAAATATAGTGGCGCGCTCATCAAGAAAATTGAGCATATCACAGAAGAAGGGTTCGACGACGCCGGTTTTCGTCTAATAACGAGAGATATTATCGAAGCCGACTTAGGTGAAGGGGTATTGAAGGTTGCGAAACCGGCGGCGGCGACGGGAGCAGGAGCAGGAGCAGGAGCAGGAGCAGGAGCCGCAGGCGGCGGCGGTCTTACCGGCATGAGTATCATCGAAAAGTATGACAGTCCGAATGCGCGCATTATCAACAATATAGTGACAACCATGACAGGTTATATGGGAATTGATTTACACACAGAACGCGAATTCATCATTCAGAATACTCTCACGCTTCTAGAAGCGGCAGTTCCATCTGAAGACAAGTATCGCGAGAAGTCCGAAAAGTTCTTCCGAGAGAAAGGCAAGCACCTTCCGCCGTATAAGGAGATTTTCTTCCAGACACTTCTTCTTCTTACACTTTGCTACCTCGGTATATCAATTCAATGTGTGATACCTGCTCCAAAGACGCGTAAAACTCATGCGGGATGCGTTAGGTCGTTTTCAGGATACCCTATCGACGGTGATGGCGATGTAAGCGGATTGATGTATATCGCGTGTATTGCGTATAAAATCAAGACGAGTATTGAACCGTGGAATACCTTGAAATCCTTCAAGAAGGAGGGGGATATACTCGCAAAGATGAAAACGTTGATGGATGCGTCCATCCTTACAAAGCCCGCCATTAAGGAGAGATTACAAATGAAGCGGGATTATTTGCGCGATGCGAGAGCCGGCGCCGATTCCGCCGCCATTCCAGAAGAACTGTCGATCCTACGATGGGCCAACTTTATGCCGCCGATGAAATCTCTCGACAACATGGCGACACCTCAGAATGTCGCCGCGGATTTCACAAACCAACTCATCACCGATATGAAGCGTGGGTATCATGGTCAGCATGACAAACTCGCAGTGCTTGAAAGTAAGTGCCAGTATTTCAGTTTATCGATACAGCAAATGATACATCACATTGTGAAGAATAGCAGTCCGCTACTGCTGAATATGGCGAATGAGCCTTTTCTCGAAAATGCGTGCTGTAATGAGCCCACCGACCGTCGGTCCAAGCGCGTCATCGATTATTTCATGGAACGCGAGCAGAATATTCACCATCACAATCGCATTATCGGATTCTTAACAAAGACGATGAGAGATATGGCTGTTATTACGCGCGCGACTACAATCATCGACAATCGAAATACGCGATTCCAGTATCCGAATATTCCACAGCAATTCAACGAGCAGACGATTTATCGGGCGTTTATTCATTATTGCCGCATGAACCAGCAATACGCGTCGTCGTCGTCGTCGTCGGGTGGCGCAGACGCAGGATCGGATAATCCGGTCGGCACCGCCATCGCAATGTATTTACATCCGACACTTCGAGAGATTTGCCCGCCGAAGCCCCAAGATTGGAATTCAGCGGATATCATCGACGATAAAATACGCAAACTGAAACGAGATTCAAATATATTTGATGACAAGAGTCTTGCGCGCCTACTAAAGGCGGTGAATGGGCATAAGATGGTGGATGCGAATTATAAAACATTAGCAACGGAACGACCCCTTTGGCATACACGACCATTTCAAAGGTTTCAGGATGCGATTCTTTACTTGAATGAATGTGACAAACAAGAAGGCGAGCACGAACATGGTGAAGAGCATCGAAGCGAATTAGACCAATGTATTATTCCGAGAGAATTGCGACAATTGATACTCGCGATACTTGACTCAGGATCGAAATACGTTCAAGAAGACACGGAAGAGATGCGCGACCTGAAGAACTATCTACAGACAAAGAACCGAGAGATGCGCGCGGAGGTTGTAGGGTTTATCCAACAAAACGCGAAACAAACCAAATCCAAATTCCGAGAGATTGAGCGTATCATAGATACAATTCTCGACTTTGAAATCAATAAGAGCAGCACGGTTCTGATGTCGGCCACGGACGAAACACGCGCAAAAAGCATCCAATTCATGAAGAATACCCTGACACGCCTAATTGATGTTATTCCCAACGTGATTCATCACGGGATAGATTTCGATGATACGAATATTCCGAAGCACTGGGGATTCTCTCCGACACATATGAAAGATATCAAGGGGATTATTTCATCGCATTATACATCTCTCAAGACGTTCTACAACGACCATGTTATCAAGGAGGTATTGCGGCATTCGGAGCATCATGTGCGCGACTTGAAAGTTATGTTGGAAAATACGCCCTTCATGGCGGAAATATTCTTCGATGAAGAGAAGGACGCGAAGATTGCGGCGAATGCTGCGGCATTGGCGGTTCAACCGAAGCCGGGTGTTCCTCGCGAGGTGGATGTTGAAAGAGAGCTCGGTGAGCGCGTCCCTCATTCTACCCGCAAGAATATTTTCACAATGTATTCGGTATTTGACCGCAATATCGTGTGTAATTTGTATCTCTTCTACTTTCTCTCGTTTATGCGAACATTCGTCCAACTTGTCGCAGAAACGCCTATTTCGATTTATCAGACGGAGCCGACGAGGGTGATACGTAGTGGAACGGCAAAACAGGCAAAGGTGCGTAAATCAAAGGCATCCGGTGTCGGCGCCGCCTCCTCCTCCGCCACCTCCGGTGCCATCGCGCGCACTTCTGAGTTTCGCGAAGATGAAGACGCGCAAGAAGACGAAATCGACCCGCATTCGCGCCTGTATTCGGCGGATATTGGCACTACAGATAAAGGCCAACTTCTCTCGGAGATGGATATGATGATGGGGGATAAGAAGGCGCTCGGACAGCGTGTAAGCGAACTCTTGGTCGTGTATCTGCGCATGGCCGAAAAAGACAAGGCGGCGATTAATTTCAATCTGGCGAATATCAAGGAGAAGCTTACGCGCGTGAAAGACAAGGAGAAGGACGGGGTTGTCGAGAGAATCGGGGCGATGTCTGTAGGCGAACGCCAGCTCGAAAATTTGATGAAGACGCACAAGATGGGAATATGGAGCCGCGGAACGTCGCAGACAGGTGTGGTGATATACGACCAAGACTATTATGATGAAGAGCGCGATGAGATGGAGAAGATTGCGCAGAAAGAGCGGCAGCTGGGCCGGCGCGACTATGTCACGGATATGAACCGAGAGATTTATGTTATGGAAGCATTGGAGGCCGACCGAAGCGCAGCCGAAATAGAGGCGCACGAACTGGATATGTCCTCGGGTATTCCGGAAGATGATGATGCGGGGGAGGATGACGCCGCATTTATTCACCGACATGATGATGAGGGGGAAGCCTATGAAGGCGGTGGCGGTGGTGGCGGTGGTGGCGGCGACTGGGACTGAGCAGCCACACCATGATATTTTTAGCATTTGAATAATATAAACAACACGAAGCGATGAATCAAAAAGTGGTTATTTATATTATTCTCTCGATGATCCTACAAGCAACCAAGAAAAATAAGACGAAGAAATACGCGGACGAATAAGACGCAGAAGATGAATAAAGTATTACAACGGTTGTAAAAGCGCCATTCGTTGCGTGACACGTCTCTTATGTATAATCAAATATGTTATGACACTTACAATAATGACAGCTCCAATCGTCGAACCGACAGACGCAGCGATAATTGATGTCGTAGAAACCTGCGCGCTTGAAGTTTCTGGATAAGGGTATCCTGCTTCAATAGCAGCAGCAACAGCCATACGGTTATACAAACAAACCGGTTCCGACGGTGTAGTTGTGGTTTTGGACATAACACATTGAACCTCATTATTACTGGTGTCGCAATTGAATACTCTTTGCTCTGAATCTGTCACAGTGTCACAATCGGGATCCCACGCTCCACATTCGCAATCACATCCATCTTTCGAACCATAAAAAAGAGGATTGCATCTCCATGTTTCGGGTATAATGCTTCGGGTATATGTGTTGCTATAATTGCCCCAAGGAGCGCCATCTATATCCGTGTCATTTGAGAAATAAAATTGGGGGTGATGAACGGCTACTCCAGACTGAATTTGTAGTAACTTGCGTTCGCTAAGAACTTGGTGTCTCAGCGCACAAATCGGTTCATTATGTAGCCCCGGAATACATATATCATCATGATTAGGGCAGTCGAGTGATACCGCCTCAAATGGATTACAATCGGGGTCAAACGCGCCACAGTTACACTGACAACCGTTGCCCGTGCCGTATTGTTCTGGTTTGCATGTCCATTCTCGTGGGATTTCTGCTTGATTACGAATTGTGACTCCATACTTATCATCTACCGTTGGACGAACGCCAAGGACTTGGTATAGATAAGTAGAATAAGCGCAAGTAAATGTCCAACATACATTATTACGACCATTACGAGGTAGCCAAGACCAAGTAGTCGGATTGCAAGTAATGGATGTAAGCCCGCCAGATATGAGACCATATTGCGCAGTGCTCCATCCAGCATTTACTAATGCGGCAATGGCGGAACGTTCTTGTCGCGCAGAAGCCGCTTGGGCGACTCTACCTTGTAACTCTCCAACAAACCATGAGCTGCATCTATAAACACCACCGGGGTTCGTGGATTCGTCTCTCAAACTGCCTCCTTTTCCATTCTCATATCCAATATCTCTCCATTGTGTAAATGGTATCCGACTACCGCAGTTGGTAGCTTGTGCGCAAGAAAAGTCCATTTGTACCCAAGTATGGAATGGGATCGAAGTAGAACGACAAATTTTGGCGGCGTCGGTTGTAAAAGACCCATGAGGTATCACACCTAGACATAAAAATAAAAGCACCAACATCGAATGTTGTATCTCTATTGTCTTCATTTGAATATTTATATAGTTTGATTACATAAGAATAATAAGAATAATAAGAATAAAAGTAATATTGTAATATACTAGTAGGAAGGCTATTACAATACAATACAATACAGAATGAACGCATTCATGACGCTCATCCGAAATAATTTAGCAGGCGCGGCGATTTTGTTATACGTCGTTGTATTTATGCTGGTTCAATATATGAGCCCGTCTTTCCTTTACAATGAAGACGGCAGCCTTCGAGAGTTCGGGATAGGGTATTCTAGCAAGACTGTTCTGCCGATTTGGCTCGTCGCGATTATATTAGGAATTCTCTCGTATCTCTTTGTGTTTTATGTATCAAGGCCGGCCACACGTATTCTCATATAGTTCAAACGAAGCGTCGTGGAACGACCTTCGTTTTCACACTAACTCGCGTCGCTACGGTCGTTCCACCTCCGCGATGCTGCGGTTCCACTCCCTCTCGCTCCGCTCGTAGCCCCCCTCTATTTTATTACGATTTCATAAATCACAACAAAACATGGCGACGTGAAACGTGAGAGATACGAGCGGAGCGAAGGGAGTGGAGCCGAAGCGACGCGAAGGCACAACGACCGCATCGACGTTCAGGTTCAACTAGTAATCGTTAAGACCTTATTCTTCGCCTCATCCTCCTTCTTCTTCGCATCGTCTTGCTTCTCCTTAAGCACCTGAGCGCGTATCTTCTGCTGCTCGGGTGTAAATGAGCAACCTACATTCAGTAAATAATTATAACTAATACTAACAACAAGCATACCGCATAATACTAACCAAACAAACTCACCGACAATCGATTTCATGATTAAAAACTTCCGGATTTTCTCCAAGTCATCTACTTTCGCCGAAGGGCGGATGAGACGCGACTCTTTGAAACTGTCCCAGAACCTGTCGAGGTTGCCAAGATTTAGCTCGTTAAGAAGGATAGACTGGTCGGTATAAATTTGCTCTAAAGCCCGTCCAATATCGCGTTTATTTTTCACTTCATCCGCGGGTATATCTGCGCTGTCTTGGAGCCCGCCATCGCCACTTCCGCTGACCGCACCTCCGCTTTGCGCCGCCCCCGCCTTCGCCGGCGTCAAATCAAACTGGGGTGTCAAAATATTGTTAAATACATCCTTCAAATCTGTTACGACTGACACAAATATATACCCGAATGTATTACTGAACGGCGACAGCCATCCAGGAAACACAATAAGCGCCGCTTTTAAAACACCCAATACTAAGAACCACGGTAATATAGTTGCGATTACCGCGGTTTTCTCTTGGTCAAACCCGCAAATATCTTTCGACATTGCGAGATTGATGAAATATTCGCCGATGATGAGGACGAGGAAAAAGAGGAATGTTATACCGCCACTTAATACGCCATTTTTGGTATATTTATAATAAGAATATGCGGCAAATACGGCCAAAAAGAAGAAAATCGCGACCGACGAACTTAATTCCGCCATTGTAGTAATTACATTATACATCGATTATTATACTGGTGAATGTTACGCCCGCCTCCCCCTTCTCGCGTTCGCATCCGTTCCTTATTTTTTCATAGTATAGTAGCAGCATCCGCATAACCGCATAACCGCATAACATAAGAAGAATGGACCATAACGCCCCCGCACCCAGTCTAACCGAACCCGGTGTGCGATATTTCTTAAGCAAATCTCTCGAGCAGTGCCATAAAGTTAAGGATTATTATCATATGCGGACATTCAATTTCATGATGAGTATCGCATTTTTTGTGTGTTTAGGCATGTTTTTATATCTTCGCTACAAAGGCAAGCCGACGCATGAAGAAGTCGAGGCAAAGAAGCGAGACCAACAAGCTTATATTCTCTCGAAGTTGAAGATGGTAAATGCGTCGCATTACGCTCAAAGTAAAGGAATCCCGATGGATTGTCGAGTTCATCCTGCGGGGAATGGAATGGGAATGCTAACGAACTTGCCGGTGTGGAAGAGTCCAGATGAGGATTATTGGAAACGTGACTACGCATAGCCGAGCCGAGCGGAGTCCGCGCCATAATTCTATCTATACTAATAGTAGTAGTATAAAACATCGACATCATGGCGACACAGGCATCAGTATATCAAGATTTACACGCGGCGATTCAAGAACGCACGCGACAATATGGCGGCGCAGCCGCATCTCGTATCGCTGAGCAGAGGCGCGCACAAGACACGCGCGATAATCTGAAAAAGGCAACCCGTGTGCTATTAGAAGTAACGAAGAAACAGGAAGACGCTCTTAAAAAGCATCTTCAACGCGCAGCCGACCCCAACGATTTCCGCGGCATGGTGTATCCATATCAGCTGATTCCAGAAGAAGAACGCAATAAAATCAACGACGCGATTCACGGATATTACTCATTGAAGGAAAAATACAATTCCGCGCTTGAAAAGCGACGCCAGCGACTGATGAACGACCCCGTTATTAACTGGAAGTCCCTTTCCGCTCAGCAAAAAGCCAAACGCCTTGCCATTATCAAACCCGCGTGTATCGTATGTAAGCAGGAAGGCGGGTCGATTTTCACAGAGACAGACGGTAAGTTGAAAGCCATATGCGGAAATATATCTCAACCATGCGGATTTCATATCGAAGTCACCCGCGGAAAATACATAAGTTTAGAGACATTAATGAATGAATCACTCGAAGAAGTCCGAGCGACCAAGGATGAAATCATTCGGATGAAGCTTGACCTGTTATTCCAGTTCATAAACGAAGACGAGCTCGTCGAGCAATTCGACGCGGTTCAGCATAAATTACAGGAGCAGCTTAAAATGTATGCCGAGTTTCGCACGTATTACCTCAGTGTTACGGATAACGATGATATTCAGAAGGATACAGATACATACACGCGTGTTATTTCCGAGAAGGTCGCGCAGATTAAGGAATTTATGACGGAGTTCCGCGATTCCGAATGGAAGAATCGTAGCATCATCGATGACATCTTAGTCCTTTATCAGCAGGATATTGAGCCGGCATTTATGAAGTTGCGAGAGACGAAGTATGTTTATTCGCAAGTGGAAACTGCCGAAAACGCGGATGGCGCGCTTGTTCAGATGTATAATGACCGCGAATTCTATCTCACGCAGAAGAAATATAGCTATCATGAGCTCTACATGCCGGTGATTATGCCGATGTGGATTGCGGATAACCGGATAGTTAGTCGGCCAGTCGGGCAAGTGGTCGCGCCTGCTGGAAAGGGCGGGCCAGTCGCTGAACCACAAGAATTGCTTCCGGCAATATCTGTTCATCAACCCGATCCGTCATCCAGATGGTATAAGGGTAAGGCTGCCGAATTAGCAGCGGAAAGAGCCAAAATTGCGGAGGGACTATAAATAAAGCGTGGCTGAATATTGGCGGGACGAGAGATTATTATCGCGATATAATATAGCACTACACGTCCATTCTCCAATCCACCGATGTTAGACATATTCAAACATATTTCCCTTCCGATATTCATCGTAAGCCTTTCTATCGGGCTATTCTACGTTTATATCTCGGTTCCCAACCCTAAGATTATCTACGTGTATCCGACCCCCGACAACATCCGCAATTTCCAATTTAAAGACAACGCCGACAATTGTTTTTCATTCAACGCGAAGGAGGTCTCGTGTGCGAGCGCGAAAGGACAAATCAAAAAGATACCGGTTCAGTAACGGAGTAGAAACGGAGTTCGAAACGGAGTTCGAAATTATATCTGTATATATTAGAATACTTATCGTAATACCCAGAAATAAATAATATGGGTTTCCAGCGACTTCTTCATACTGAAACAGGGCGTATTATTATATCAATTGTGCTTGGTCTAGGCATCGCATCGCTTTTTCGCAAAGTTTGTAAGGACCGGTCGTGTATCAGTTTTCGCGCACCGCCTCTCAAAGATTTAGAGAAAGACACGTATAAGTTAGATGATAAGTGTTATGAATATAAGACGAAGGCGGTGAAATGCGAGGCGGGAAAGAAGGAAGTGAAACTTTCGAAATAAAATTGGACGACGAACGACACAATACGCGTTAAAATGACGGGTCTTCGTTCTTGACATATGTATATATCATCATTTTTATATACATATTTAGAAGTTCATAATGAGCGACACAACCAGTATTGATGACCTCCCTTTAAGTAGTCAAACCCCGAGTAATGCCTATGGCGGCGGTGGCGGTGGTGGTGGCGCGCCACTTATTTACTCACCGAATGTAGCCGGCGACCCATTATCATCGCACGGTCCAACACAAATCCCCGGAAATGTAATGAATGAAGTCATGCATGGCGTCCAGCGAGCTAGTGCCAATGGTATGACGATGATACCGACGAGAGATATTCCGATGAACCCGAATTCTTTCACACATGACGACCAAGCGCGCCCGAATTATGTTCCGCAACCGCAGTCAATGTCGGATTCACACGGCGGTGGCGGTGGCGGCGATTATATTAAGGATCACACATCGATGGAAAGTATCGTCCGTGCCAACGCACGTCAGTCTAATCAGCTCGATACTATCGAGACAATTTATTACGACTTACAGATGCCGATTCTTATCGGTGTCCTGTATTTCATATTCCAGATGCCCGTTTTCCGCGCACAACTGCTCCACTTTCTGCCGTCATTATTCGGGGAAGACGGTAATTTCAAAATCATGGGTCTCACCGCCACGAGCGCGATGTTTGCCGGCACATTTTTCGTCATTATGAAAATTTTCAATAAGTTGGGAGAGGGGTTCAGGTGAGCTCGACACGGATCGGCTCGGCTCGGCTTAGTCCTTACGCGCCTTTTTCCGCGTCTTCTTCGCTCCGGTGCTCGCGTGTTCATACGGAATATACCGCAAGAACCACTCCTCGAATTCCCGCGAATCACGCTTCCCCTTGAGCTCTTCGTATTTCTCCGTTTTCTCGAACCGCATCGACTCCAAAGTCGGTTGTTTTCCGTAGCAATTAATACTGAAACGTCGTAATAATCCGGTCTGTTTTAAGCGGTTATGTTGCTGAACATCGAAGAGAAATTGTGACATACAGAGGATGCGGTTGATATCATAATAGACGCGGTTGGCATAAATGAACGCCAGATAAAAACTCAACATTGTATCGATGGTCGCAATACGTATTGTCGTACCGGTGCCGCCACTGCCGCCGTCAATCCGTATTGTATTATAACTGTGACACGCAAGCGGCTTATACAAAAAAGCGATTACTTCATCGCCGACACGAATATCATAATGCTCGGAAATGACCTCGCCGACACCAGCGTGTTTCGTATATTTGACGTCTTTGAAATTATGCGCGGTAAGCTCACGGACAACCTCTTCGCACAATTCGCGCGGGTCTTCTGAGAGAATATCAAAATCGGGGATTTTTTGGACGATGCGGCGCTGGTGTTTGGGCATATACCGCGAGTATAATATGTTGGCATACCCGCCAAAGAATACAGCACGGTTTTTGATAAACACATCACGGACAATATTATAGATATTGGTTTCGACGAGTTCCTTCTCTCGATTACTGCTGTATGATAGCCGCGATGTATTGACGGAATATTCTTCTGTTGGCTTTCCTTTCGACGGCGACGGCGACGGAGACCGAGACCGAGACCGAGACCGAGACCTACTAGGCGTCGGCATCGGCTTCGGTGTCGCATCCGAGTCTAATTCGCGTGTTTTCATAGAATATAATACAAATATATCATCCTCACCAAATAATCTCTCGTAGGTCGCCAACAACCTATATCTATGCGTTACTTTATCCTCTTCTATCGTATATTTGAAATCACCGATAGTCTCTTCATGCGATGAAACCGTGTGATACAAATGTTTCATATATTTACTCAAATCATGATATTTACGTATGATTTGATTGACTGCTTTACGTTTGTGTGCTTTCGCGCTTCCGCTGCCGCCGCCACGCTTCACAGTGCGCGACTTCGACGCCGACTTAGACCGCGACCTAGTTTTTGAAATACTAACTTCCCCCGTATTCGACGCAGTCGCACCATCAAATCCGCGCTGATACTCTATTTTATCACAGTCATAACCTTTAAGGGGATAATGCGTATTAAGAAGGGTAAGACGCTTCTGGACTTTTTCCCACCGAGAGACATCGCCGTCGGGGCGCGACAGCTCGAGATACATCGCCATACGAAGAAAGTCGGGGGGCGCATACCGAATATCCTTTTTAATGATTGCGTCACGAGAGATAGCCTTGAATAATTCGGACTCCATATTCGTAATATCGGCAATTCCAGTGAAATTTACGAAGACCTTATATGTTCCATGATGAACACCGGATTTGGCTTCTACATCCTCGTATCCTGCCTTATAATAAATATCCGCGAGTTCCTTCGCATGGTCAAGCGCATTATCAGAATAAAAATCGTAGTCGGGAAGCTCGACATCTTTATTATAAAACTGTGCGTCTTCGGGGAGGATATTATTGATGGCTGTTCCGCCGTAACATACGAGCTTTTTGTCTGCGATGAATTTCTCTACGATGGATATAATTTTTTGGACTTTGGGATCCTGTATCACCTTTTCGCCTTTTCGTTTTTCAACCAAATCAACGGCGTCGCGGAGGATTTCGAGCTCTTTTTCTTCGAACGATACATTCTTCTCACCGCGGTTAGGCCTTTTACGCGACATATCACGAACCTAAAATAATATGATAATATTACGACGCTTATCATATGATTAGAAAATAATAGTGCGAACTATAATGACTGGTGTAATTTGCGGAGTGAGTGGAGCCTAACCCTTGCGGTATTCGCTGCGAACACCCAACTCAAATGCGTAAATGCTATATTGTTGAGTGGATCATTATCAACCACCCCAATATGGCGAACTATAATGACTGGGGTAATTTGCGGAGTGAGTGGAGCCTAACCCTTATTATCAACCACCCCAATATTGCGAATTATAATGACGGGGTAATTTGCGGAGTGAGTGGAGCCTAACCCTTGCGGTTTGGCGAAACGAACGTAGCAAATTACATTATAAGTCAAACTTGACACCACCCGCCGCCTCCACGGGTCGAGCCTCCATCGATGACTTCGGGTTGGGGGGCGCTGGCGGAGCAATCGTAATGGGAACATACCGCAAATCCTCCGGTTTCAAAATGAACGCATACCCAACCGACGCAAACTTATCTTCATATGCTTTAAGTTTCTCATCACGCACCTCTTCCTGAAAACACATCGCCGCGATTTGACACCCCCACGTGTATGGACCATTATGTCCCTCATTGATTGGCCTGCCTGCTTTATCTGGAATGACAAGACACATATTCTTCTTATTTGCGTCCTTAAATGTTTGAGGATCGGCGATATTCTTAACACCAAAATACGTGTATTTCGAGAGAAACAACGAATTTGAACTCATATTAATCAACTCTAACAATTTGGTCTTTCGGTAAATCTCATTAGTTCCATCCACCATGAGTATGATTTTCCCCTTGAAGTCTAATAGGTTTTCATTCCCTAAATCCTTCGTCTGGAACTCGCGCCCATACTTTGGTCCCAAGAGGTTTCGAGCCATCGTTTTACTCTGAGAGATTATCTTCGCCAGATTATCATACATCGTGACATTTCGCGACATGATGCGCATATGGATAATAAAGGGGTCGCCTGGATTCGGGCACTTCGATCCTGAAAACACGTAACTACCCAATACCTCGAATGCGTCGCTTACTGGAATATGATTAAACGTTTCCTTATAATTGAATGAATTCACGGATGATGACGCGATGACGGGCTGGTTATCTACGGAAAACACCTCAAAGTCGATAAACCGACAACCGCGCGCGATGACATATAATAGAGCGTCCATGCTGACGTTTGAATTCTTGAATTTATCCGGATTGAATGCGTTATATGCGGATTTAATATAATAATCGCGCAACTTGAATTTACTTTGACTATCAGCAGGATTAATTGACGTGATGTTTTTATCGATGAACTCTTTTGTGTCTTCATTCATGTTTTCCAACCCTTCTTTTACTGCGTTGATTGGTTTATCCGTAGTTGGTGCAGCTACTGGAGGGGGCGGGGGAGTCGTCGCCGTCGTGGGCGCTGTCGCCGTCGTCGTTTTGAACGTATCAAGTGTGGTTGCCGCCTTTTTACGCTGATTAATCGTCATTTCATTTTCGGGTGTTTCAACTGTAAAATTCTCGGTGGATAATACTGGTGTTTCGGTGTTGTAATTTTTAAGTAGGCCTTTTAATTGGGTCATAAGTTCGGGTTCTGCTTCTGCCGTCGCCGCTGCCACCGCCGCTGCTTTGGCCTTCTTCGCACGGTCGTCGGCCTCGAATCCTTCCTGTATTGCCGCCTTTGCTTGATAACAACGGGTTTTAATGAGCTCTGATATCTTCCATATTGCAAAAACGATTATAATCACGCCGATGAATACGAATTCTATTTGGTTTTCTTTCATTATGTTGTATATAATATGAGATTTTTATATAAAGTTATATATAACATAATACATAACATAATACATAATTTCAACCCCGCCGCATACAATACTAAATGACTGGTGGTTTATTGAATCTGGTCGCTACAGGCAACCAAAATGTTATTTTAAATGGCAACCCAAAAAAATCGTTTTTCAAAAGTACATACCTTAAATATACGAATTTCGGTCTTCAAAAGTTTAGAGTTGATTTCGACGGTCAGAAGAAGTTGCGCATGACTGAAGAGTCCAAATTCACTTTCTACATACCAAGATATGCTGAACTACTGATGGATACATATATTTGCGTCACACTGCCGTCGATCTGGAGTCCGATTCACCCTCCAGCACGTGTCGAGGATATGTGGGCGCCGTATGAATACCGGTGGATTGAAAATCTGGGCACGCAAATGGTGAAGGAAATCGTGATTTCGGTAGGTGGTATGACCCTTCAGCGTTTCACCGGTAATAATTTGATGTCGATTGTCGAGCGCGACCTTGATGCCACCAAGCGCGAATTATATAATGAAATGACGGGACATGTGCCGGAGTTATACAATCCAGGCTGTTCCGGCGCACGTCTGAACCAGTATCCGAATGCCTATCGCACGAGTAACATCGCTGGGTCAGAACCGTCGATTCGTGGGCGAAAACTATACATTCCCATCAACGCATGGTTCACACTCTCTTCCAAGATGGCATTTCCGCTGGTATGTCTTCAGTATAATCAACTTCAAATTGATGTCACGCTACGACCGGTGAAAGAGTTATTCACGATACGCGATGTGGGCGATCCAGGCAATTATTGGCCAGTTGTTCAGCCAGACTTTACGAATCCACTCCATCAGATGTGGCGGTTCTTATACCCACCGCCAAGTATCGATTTATCTCTCAATTCATATCCTAGTCTTCGAACAGATTGGAACGCCGATGTTCATTTGATAGCGACATACTGCTTTCTCTCGGATGAAGAATCGAAAGTCTTCGCGGCCAACCAACAGAAATACCTCATTAAATCGTATTATGACTGGGTGTTCAATGATGTGACGGGTAATCGAAAAATCAAAATAGAGAACTCGATGGGAATGGTGGCGTCATGGACGATGTTCTTCCAGAGGAGCGATGTGAATATGCGAAATGAATGGAGCAATTATACGAACTGGCCGTATAGTTATTTGCCATATGATATTATTCCCGCGCCGATTGATGACGACTGGCGACCTTCGGCGTTTAACGAAATTGTCAATGCGGCGAGTGATACGTCATTCAATCCCACATTTCCACACGATCGCTACTTCTTCGATAAAAATGGACCGAAGAATGGGATCGGCCCTGGAATCAATCCGCGGGATAAACGACTGACCGGACTTCATATTACAGGCGACTTTCAATCGGAGAATCAGCGCGATATTTTACAGACGATGGGAATCTCTCTGAATGGGAAATACCGAGAGAATTTACTGGATGCTGGAGTGTATAATTACATCGAAAAATACACGCGCACGAAAGGGAGTGCGAAACCGGGTATATACTGCTACAACTTCTGCCTGAATTCCGATCCGTTTGAACTTCAACCCAGTGGTGCTATTAATATGAGCAAGTTCAATCAGATAGAGCTGGAAATGGCAACGATATATCCGCCGTTGGACACTGC